TAAAGGATAATAAAATAGAGGAGATAATCGCTAGACCCAAAGATATGGTCATAGATGATGTAAGACATTCTCGAAGAATATTCACAGCATGGACTTGGGATGAGCTTAATGCCATAGGTATTTATACTGTAGAACCAGGAACGCAAGGTGATGATAGATTTGAAATAACCTCAAGTCCTACATACACCTATAGTTCTTCTGGAAAAAAAGTCACTACTGCATACACTACTACAGATAAAGCATTAGATGATGCAAATGCAAAAAACAAAGATGGTAGTGATATGAAAGATGCAGAGGGTAATCAAGTAATAGATTATGGTTTAAAAACATTAGCTAAAAATAAATGCAAGATTACTGCTAATGGTTATATAACTAGATTTAATTGGTTAGTAGAACGTAGCATTTATGATAGTAGTAAAGCAATTCCTGATGCAGTAAAAACGTATGTTGCAGCAATACGAACTGATTGTGCTGACATTGAAACAGCAATCACTAATGCAAGTGATATGGCTGCGTTTAAAGTTTTGTATACAGATGAGTTAAATAGTGATGGTACAGTAAAAACTGTAAATAGAATTAATAGGTGGACAAGTGATAGCACAGTTAAAACGTATATACGATAAAATTAAAAAAAGATTATTTGGCAAACTTTGTGAGTGTAAGCCTAAGAAAAAAAGAGGCAGACCGAGAAAGGGTAAATAATGGCATTGTTAAGTCTAATTGGTCCTGCGACTAAATTAATAGGTAAGTTTGTAAAAGATAAAGACAAACAAGCCCAACTTGCTCATGATTTATCTACCATGGCTGAAAGGCATGCACAACAACTAGCTTTAAAACAATTAGAAGTAAACAAAGCTGAGGCACAAGGTAACTGGTTTCAAAGTTCATGGCGACCTTTAATAGGTTGGATCTGCGGATTATCACTAGCTATAAATTATATGGTAGCACCTATATGTGCTGGGTTCGGTATAATTATCCCACAAGCTGATATGTCGGTTATGATGCCGTTGTTATTTGGAATGTTGGGTATTGCTGGTATGAGGTCATATGATAAAAATAAAAAAACCGATAGTAAAAAGTAAAATTTAGTGAGGATAAAATAGAACAAACTATAGAAAATTTTGAAGGCACAAAGAATGTACATATAAATTCTGGTGCTAAATCAGAACTAGAAGTAGGCATTGAATTTATATATAACATGAGAGAACACACTGTAGATATAGCAGTAGCTACAATTTATGCTATTACAGTGTATGCGGTTGTGTTGTGGTTAACTAAAAAATTTAGTGTGAAAAAATAATGCCTTTAACTGGAATAGATTTTAAACCTGGAATCGTAAAAGATATAACTACTTACTCTGCTGGTAAGGTTGGACCATATTGGACTGATGGAGATAAAGTAAGGTTTGTAAATGGCTTACCAGAAAAGATAGGTGGATGGGTAAGAGAAACTACAACACCTACTACTATAACTTCTCATGATACTTTGACTGCTGGTAGATGTAGGGCTATGGTTAACTGGAGAGGTTTAGATGGTACGGACTATGTAGCCTTTGGTACTGAAAAACAATTATTAATATTATTAGGTGGACAGTTTTACGATATAACACCTTTAAGGGCTACAAGTAGTTTGGGTAGTAACCCTTTAGCTACTACAGATGGTAGTAATGTAGTTACAGTAACTGATAACAGCCACGGAGCAGTAGCTGAAGAGATAGTTACATTTTCTAATGCTAGTGTTTTTAATAATGTTACTATTGAAGGTGCTTATCAAATTACTGAAGTAGTTAATTCTAATAGTTATAAAATAACTGCTGCGACTACTGCTAATGCTACTGGTGCTGGTGGTGGTGGTAGTATAACAGCTAAACATTTAATCGGTAAAAGTGAAGGATTATTAAATGCTTCTGCTTCAACTGCTCTTGGTTGGGGTACTGGTACTTGGGGTAGTGGCACATGGGACACAGCCAGAAGCACAGGCTCTGTAACCTTAGAGTTAACAATATGGAGTTTAGAACTTTGGGGTGAAGATTTAATAGCTACAGTAAATAATAATAAAATGTATCATTGGGATGCCAGTGGTGGTGTTACTGGTAGGGCTAGTGTTATAAGTAATGCACCTATAAAAAATAGGTTTAGTATTATATCTTTCCCAGATAGACATTTAGTATCTATGGGTGCGTATGATAGTAGTGCTAGTGCACAAGATCCTATGTTAGTAGCTTTTTCAACACAAGGTGATTTTAACAACTGGACAGTATCAACTTCCACTACAGCAGGTTCTCAAAGACTGCAACTAGGTACTAAGATAATGGCAGCAGTATCAACACGTGAAGAAATATTTATAGGTACGGATGAGGCAATGTATGGCATGGCTTTTGTTGGACCACCATTTACTTTTGCTTTTAGGTTGTTGGGTACTGGTTGTGGACCAATATCACAAAGATGTATGGTTAATGAATCTGGTACAGTGTTTTGGATGGCTAGAGATAACTTTTTTATATTTGATGGTCAAGTTAGAGAGTTGCCTTGCCCTGTACAGTATTTTGTATTTAATGATATGAATAAACAACAAGTACAAAAAATATTCGGAGCTCTTAATAGAAAGTTTAAAGAAGTTATGTGGTTTTATGTTAGCGAGTCGGCTAGTGATGAAGAGCCTGATAAGTATGTAATGTATAATTATGAACAAAATGTTTGGTCTGTAGGTAGTATGACAAGAACTAATTGGAGAGATTCTTTTGGTATAAGAGAGGTGCCTTTTGCTACTGATAAAGAAGGTAGACTATATAATCATGAAACTGGTACAGATGATGCTGGGTCTGCATTAACTGCATTTATAGAAAGTTCTCCTGTTGAGTTAAGTGTGCCTAATGCACCTGACGGAACTAATCTATTTATGATAGACAGACTCATACCAGACGCAACAATAACAGGTAGTATGAAAGTAGAACTAAAATCTAAAAAACATCCTTTAGGCTCAGAAGTGACCAAAGGACCATTTACTATTTCACCATCTACCAGTAAAGTAAGTTGTAGGGCTAAAGGTCGGCAGATACAAGTTAAATTATCCAACACTGATGTTGGTGATACTTGGGCTTTAGGTAGGTTTAGAATTAATTTAAGAGCGGATGGTTTACGATGAGTTCAGGAGTTAGAAGAGGTAGATTACCAACACCACCAAGAACATATGATGCAACTTGGGCAAATCAGTTGGTTAATCAATTAGAATTAAATTTATCAACTACAAATTTAAGTTCATCTAAAGATAGATTTAATGTAAGCAATGTTACTGCTGATAGAACATATGACGCAGACAGTACAACAGTAGCAGAGCTAGCAAATGTATTAGGTACATTAATAAATGATTTAAGAGCAAGAGGATTGATAGGATAATGGCAGTAGATGATAAAATATTAAGTGAACAAGATTTAGGTTTAAGTGGTATGGGTGGTTTAGGTAGCCTAAAATCAGAAGAAGGCATACCTTATAAAACATCTCAAGAAGTTGTACCATTATCAGAAGGTGGAGGATATTTTTACGGAACATCCGCAACCCCATCTCAAAGGTTTATATTTAGAAAAATAATGACAGACGCAGAGGGTAATCCTCAAAAGTTATTTGAAAACTTTAATACTCTAGATGACATTGAAAAACAATTTATAGCTGAATCCGACCAACGCAGAGAAGAATTAACCCCAGAAGAAATTAGTACACTAGACATGTTAAAAGAAGCAGGAATAATAACAGGTGCAGAAGTATTTAAACCTGTAGCTAAAGCAGGACTACAAACTTTAGTAGAAGGTGGCACGATGGATGCAGCTAAGGATGCAGCTAAAGGTGCATTACCTTTTGTTAAAAGTGACGCAGAAATTAGTAAGGGTATTACAGACCAGTTTAGCCCTAACTATACTTTTGATGCTGGTGCTAGTGCTACAATAAGTGATACTTTTACTGCAGGACAAAAAGATGCTGTTGTAAGAACTGGTGATGCTGTTGAGATTAAATTAGCAGACGGAAGCAGAGGATATGCTATAGATCCTAATAGTGTAACAGGTAAACAATTAACTTCTCAAGGTGCAAATTATAGCAGACCTATAGGAGACACTCCTAATATTACCAGCAGTTATACACAAACACCTACTCCTTCTGCTCAATCTTCAAGTTACACTAGTGCTGTTGATACACAATCTAAAATAACTGGCAGTCCTATTGGAACATCAACAGGAGCTGGATTTTTTAGTAAAGATTCATTTGGGGCTAGGTACGATTATGCTACTAACATGAACACTATGGGAACTAATTTTGCTGTAGACTTTGCGGTAAACTTAGCTTTAGGCAAAGGTAAGCCTAAAGAAAGAATAGAAGCAGCAGCAAAATCAGCAGCAGGTTCTACCATAGGTACAGCTATCGGTTATACTATAGGTGGACCAGTAGGAGGTTTTATAGGTGGTAGTATAGGTAGTGCTGCTGCGAGTGGTGGGAGTGTTATATGTAGTGAATTATATAGGCAAAAATTAATTACTAAAGAAGATTATTTTATAAATTTAAGATTTACACAATCTCATATTTTACCAAAAAGAGGTTACGACATACTTCATGGATATTGGTGTATTGGTATTCCTGCTGTAAGGCTTATGCGTAGAAACAAAACAGCAACAAAATTTTGGAAGCACATCTTTCAAAAAAGAACCTTAGACCTAAAATGGAGATTAGGTAAAGGTAAATTTAATTTATTAGGTAGGGCATATAATTTAATTTTTGAAAATACTTGTGCCTTGGTTGGTAAATTTTGTAACGAGCAAGATTATAAAATATTATATAAGGAGAAAGCTAATGGCTGAAGATATGAATAAAGATATGCCAATGCCCAAGCCACAAATGCCAATGCCTCCTGAGGGTGCTAGAACTTTAAATGAAGCTATGCCTCCTGAGGGTGTTGAGGTTATGAAAAGACCAGACCAATCTATACAGATGGTTCTACTTTCAAGGCTAGAAAGCATGTCACCAGAAGAACTAAAAGAATTAGATAGAGCAATAGACAGTAAAACTGCTAAAGTATTAATGAAATTACTACCAGAACTAGAGGAACTTATAAATAGATCTATGAGTGCTAAAGGTGGTGCACCTAAAGAAGATATGGGTGCTCTTGGTGGTATGATGGGATGACTATAAGGTCTGCTAACCTTTTAGATACATCCGCATTAATATTAATGATTATGAAAATGCACACAGAATCAAAAGCTAATATACCACCTTTAAATGTTAGTAAAGTTAGTGATGCTGTTACTGGTGCTATAAAGACTGGGTTAGTGTACGTAGCTTTAGAAGAAGAAAAGTTAATAGGTTCTATAGGTGGGGTAGTATCTAGTGATTGGTTTTCTCAAGAAAAGATTTTAGGCGATTTATGGTTTTATGTAGACAAAAAACATAGATCTTCAAATACAGCAGTTAGGTTGATAAAACAATTTATTTCTGCTGGTAAAAAAGCTAAAATAAAAATACGATTAGGACATATTTATTTTGGCGATATTGAACGTAAAGATGCTTTTTATAATAAATTAGGTTTTAATTTAATAGGACAAATATATTCGGAGTAAAATATGGGTGGTTTTTGCACAACAGGAACTCAAACAATACCAACAGAAACAGATGTACTAAAAGGCACCGAGATACCAGAGTACGTATCCCAAGGTGGACAATTATTATTCTCTGAAGCTGTAAACTTAGCCGAACAACCTTTAGCTACTTTTGAAGGTTCTAGGTTGCCAGTGTATGGTAAAGTAGACCCAACAACAGGACAACCCACAGAATTAACTTATGAAACTATAACAGACCCAGACACAGGTGAAGAAACTAGAAGACTAACAACCCCAACAACAGACTTATCAAAACTAAGCCCAACAGAACAAATAGCACAACGTAAATTATTAGACGCACCAGAAAGCTATGAAAGATTTATAACAGGAGGTCAAGGAACTCCTGGATTTGAAAATTTAATGAGCGATTTTTCAGCTAACATAGGTAACCTACAACCTACAGAGTTTGGTACAGCAGACGTTAATAAATACATGCCTACTTTTTTAACTTCTGTTGACCCAGCATTACAAGATGTATCCGATACATTTACAAGAAGAAGACAAGAGCTCGAAGGCACAATGGGTGGCAGTGCATATGGTAGTTCTAGAATGGGTGTTGAGTCTGCAGAGCTCGCAAGAGGTGAAGCAAGAGAGCGAGGAAGATTGCTTGCTGATGCTGGGGCAAGAGGTCTAGAATTTTCTGCTGCCCAAGCAGAAAGAGACAAGAATCGTGAAGAAAGAATATTTGATGTAACTCAAACTGCCAGACTAACAGGAGCAAGATCCTATCAAGATATTGTACCTGTTGTACGTTCTATAAGAGAATCTGAGGTAGCTGGTGAGTTAGGTGTAGGTGAAGGTCAAAGAATGTTAGACACACAAGCCTTAGAACTAGCCTACAGAGATTTTGTTGAACAGAGAGAATATCCTTTTAGTGCTTTGAACTTTGCTATAGGTGCTTTGAAGGGTATACCTTTTGAAACTAGAGAGTTTGCTCTACAAAGAGGTGGTGAAGTAGTACAATCACCTAGTGTATATGGACAAACTATCGGTGGTTTAGGCACACTGTACAGTGCTTATAAGATGTTGAGTTAATTATGGTAGATTTAAGTAAAACAAATAAATTAGGTGCTAGTGAAACAGACCCAAAAGATTTACCTAACAATTTAGGTACACTAGCTTTATTTCCTCAAGCTGCACAGTTTGCAGAAACTTTAGTGCCTAAGACTGCTACTATATCTCCAGAAGAACAAGCCTTTTTATTCTTTACTAAAATGGCAGCAGAAGCATCTAAACCAGGAGCCACTGCTATAGGTGCTGCTGGTGAAGCTGGGCAAGATTTAGTTAAAACTAGAATAGCACAAAAAGCATTAGATAGTAAAAGAGCAGGTGATGTGGCTAGTGTTGCGAGTTCTATATTTAGTGCTATAAAGCCTAAAGTGGGAGCACCTAAGAGTGTTATAACTGATATAGCTACAGTAAATGGTCAACCTAAATTAAATGCTGCTGGTAAACAATTATATGTTTATACTAATTATGGTCCTAATGGTGAAATATTAGGAACTTTTGAAGCACCTAAGACTGATGCTAGTACAACTGTTAAATTAGGTGAAGACTCTTTAGAAAAAGAGTTTGGTAAGAATAAAGCAGATGAATTAAAAAGATTTTATAGTGGTGGTGGTCAAGGTCAAAATTTTGAACCAGGAGTACCAGGACAAGCAGTCAAAGCAGCAGACAACTTAACTAAAATACAAACGATTGAAGCTTTTCTATTGGACCCAGAAGTTACGACAGGTTATGGACAAACTTCAATTAATAAAGGTAAGCAACTCTTAAATAGAATAGGTCTTGGTGATTTTAATGAACAAGCAATAGGTAAAGCTCAATCTGCAGAAGCTTTAACTAGTCAAATGGTTTTAGAAAGTGTACAACAAATGAAAGGTGCACTTTCTGATAAAGAACTAACATTCTTGCAAGAGATGCAAGGATCTGTAAATAATACTAAAATAGCTAACTATTTAATTTTACTAGGTGCTAAACATGGTTTAAGGAAAAATTTAGAGTGGAATGATTTCTTTAAAAAATTTAAAGAAGATAGAAATCTTGACCCAGATTCTGGTCCTCAAGACATGGGTAATGATACTAAAAGTAACATAAAATTAGCTTTTGCATTAAAGAATAAATGGGAAAATTATGTAGTAAAAGATAGAGACAATATGTACGAGTTCTTAAAAAAAGATGCAGATAAATTTGTTAATGATTTAGAAGCACAAGGCAAAAGTGAAGATGAAATTGCTACAGCTTATCAAAATAAATATACTTTTATGGATAAAGGTAAAAGAGTCAACTCTTTAGAATTAGTTGAGAGTATATTTAATAGGATTAATAGATAATGGCTGAAGAAAGCTTATTAGATAGAATACAAAAAAAAGTTATGGGTGCTCCTGATAAGGGTAATGTAACCACTTTTGATCCTGATGAAGAGTTTAAAGAATTTACCCCAAAAGAAGAAAAACCTGATAGTTATTTAGAATTATTAAATGATAAATTTAGTGGTGCTGCAGATTTTATAAGTAAAGTTCCATCAATTTTAAAAGAATTACCACCAGCAATACGCAGAGCAGCATTAGGCTTAGAAGTAGGTGAAGATGGAGTAGAAAGACCTAAGCAGTTAAAATATGATTACCCAGAGATGAGTGATGCACCTATGGATCTTTTTGAAAGTTTTGGTGAAGGTAATTTAAGAACATTAATGACTTCTGATACAAATGAAAAGATAGGTGTTATGGATAAAATTTTTGCTGATGACCCAAGATACGGCACTGAAGACAGAAGGACTGCTTTTAGTGATGGTATGGGTAATGCACTAATTTTTTGGAAAGGCAAACCTTACTATGTAAACAAACCAGGATTTTCAGAGATTGATTTTGATAGTTTACTTGCACAGTCTGTTTTATTTGCAGCAGCAGGAACTAGGGGAAATTTACCTTTAATGAAAAGGTTAGCATCAACAGGATTAAAAACTGGTATTATAGAAACAGGTAGACAACTTGCCACTAAAGATGGAATAGATGAAGGTGAATTAGCTACTACTGTTGGTGTAGGTGCTGCAACTGAAGCTTTGCCTTTTGGCAGGTTTACTAAATTTATTGCAGACAGAGTTAGGAAAAATGCAGAAAAAATAGCACAACTCCCTGTTTATAGTGCACCAGGAGCAGAAAAGCAACTTACTTCAGCTGTACAAGGTCAACTAGCTTCAGGTAAAGATACTACAACCATGGTTGATAAATTACAAGTTTTACCTAAAACTAAAGGACAACGTACAGGTTTAGATAAAGATTTAGACATAGAAGATTTAATGCGTAACACTCAATTATATGGTGTACAGGCTCAAACTGATTTGAAAAAATTTGACGCAGACCAGATAAAGATTATTAAAAATAATGTTGATATATTATTAGATAATATAGGTGCTGGTAGGATTAAAGCTGGAGAAGGTAGTTCTGTAGATATCGGAGAATTAGTGGCTAAAGAGATAGACGATACTGCTTTAGAATTAAAAAATTTAGGCAAAGAAGCTTATAATAAAGCTAGTGAAATGACACCTACATTTTTATCTGGTCCAGGAGTTTTAGGTCTTGCACAAAGTTTAAAACAAAATGCTACTAATTTTATGCAAGGCAGAAGACCAGTTAGAATAGATGCCAGCAGGCTTGAAAGAATGCCTATAGTTCAAAACAACATTAAATACTTAGATAGAATTATAAAAATATATAGTAATCCTAAAGCTAAAGCAGTTAATTTTAATGCTATAGAAGATTTTAGAATTAGATTAAATTCTGATATAAAAGGAGCAACTCCAGGATCTCCAGAGCAATTAGTTTTACAACAAATGAAAAAAGGTCTAGACGATTATATGAATAATGCTGTAGAAGATGGATTATTATTCGGTGATGATGAAGCTGTTAATTTAATTAAAAATGCTCGTAAATCTTACAAGGCTTATAAAGATTTTCAAATTGGTACTGGTCCAGCAAAGAATCAAATGCCTAAAATTATAGATGGTGACAAGTCGGCTTTAGAAGTAGTTAGTATAATATTAGGTGGTGCTAATAAATTAAATGATAAAGGTTTAGGTATAGATATTATAAAAAGGATAATAAAAGCTGAAGGGCAAAATGGTCCAACTTCAGAGTTGCTTAAAAATGCTATACTATTAAGAACTTTTTCAGATCCTAAAGGTGGTATAACTAGATTAAAACTAGTGGGTAACTTTAAAGATAATTTTATTAAAAATAAAGAGATTACTAAGTTATTATTTACAGACCGAGAAATACAAGGTTTAGATTTATTTGTTAAAGATATAGCTAAAACTTTACCAGTTGAAGTAACAAAAAATCCTCCAAAATCTGGTTATACTGTTGTTGAAGCATTTTTACAAAAAGGCATTATAAAACCAATATTAACTAAATTACCTATAGTAAGGAATGTAGCTGAAACTGTAGGTGAAGTTGCAGAAAATGTAACAGGTGGCAATGCAGCTCAAGGAGTAATTGCTCAACCAGGAGATGATTTAAATAGATTTTTAAATTTAATGTTTTCACCTATACGAGCATTACCTACAGCAGCAACCCCAGAAGGCACTATGGAAAGAGATATGGAACAAAAACCTGACGAGACAAGTCAATCTTCTAGCTTAAATAAAATAATGAGTAACCTAAAGCCTGACACTATGCAAAAGCTTCAATCGTTTATTTGAAGTACATAAAATTCTTCTGGTTCATTATATAACCATTCAGCTTTATAAATAACAGTTTTACCTTTTTTAGATATTAGTTTTGTGGCTATGTAATCTTGGTGTTGTGGTTTATAAAAACATTTATTTTCAGCTACTAACTGTAAGGCTAGTAATTTAATGTCCCATTCTATAAATCTTATTATCATTTGCCAGTGTTCTGGTTTAGAGCAATAGTATCTTGTTGAGTCTTTAAATAAACCTTTTAGCACTCTTCTTGGTTCTTGGTCTGTCCAAGTAAGTTCTGTGTAGTCACAATCTTTACTACAACGCATAATTTTTTTAGACTTTATATTCTCAGCTAAACTATAAGTTGTAAAAGTCAGTGCAAATATGAATAGCCAAATTATTCCACTTTTCTTCATCCATGCTCCCTTCATTAACCCAAACAGCTTTCATTAAAAGATCTTCTCTTTTATAGCTTTTTGTTAAATCTTCTGCCCCATCAAATAATAATATTGTAGTATCAGCTTTTAATAATATCCAACATTTTCCTCTTTGAGATTTATAATCTTTTAACCAGATGTGTTGTTCTTGTTTTAAGCCTATGTTTATTTTTTTATCAGACTCAAAGCTTTTAACAAACTTTAATTCTATCCAACCAGAGTTCCCACTCTTTACAAAATGTATATCAGGCATACCCTTAGAAACTTTATTCTCTACCCTATACATTTTTATAGGTAGAGCACCTCTCATATAAGACCAAAAGTTTTTCTCACTCATTATCACCTCCTAGGAAAGAGCATTTAGGATCTTCATTAACCATATCAGCTAAAGACTTCTTTTTACGTAAAGCTTTTATTATATAAGTATCTAATGTGTTATTAGCTTCAATGTCTATATAAGTAACATTGCTGGTTGTACCTATTCTATGACATCTATCTTCAGACTGTAAACGCATCTCTAAATCAAAACTATTAGAGTAATACACAGCATATTGTGCAGCAGTAAGGTTTAAACCTAATCCACCAGCTTGAGCATGCCCTATAAAGTATTTTATCTGTGGATTTTCTTGAAATAGCTTTATATTGGTTGCTCGTTGATGATTAGGTACATCTCCATAGTATAACACACAAGAACCCTTTAACATGTTGTGTATGGCCATTATATCAGCTCGAAATCTACACCAGATAATCGTTTTTTGGTCTATTACTCTTAAAACGTCTGATAATGCTTTTCGGCGAGGATGCTTTTCTTCTATGGGTTTTAACTCTTTATCATAAGGAAACCAATTACAAACTACTTGTTGTAATCGTAACATTCTGGTTATAGTTTCAGGTACAGAAACTTCTTCTCCATTAAGTTCGGCTACAAATTGCTCCTTTAGTGAAGTGTATAATCTTTTTTGTTCTTTTGATAATTCATATTTATGTCTTTGATATATTTTAGGTGGTAGGTCTAGGCACTCTGATTTTAATACTCTAAAAGAATGACCTTTAATGCTGTGTATTAATTCATCAGTGTTTCTGTAACCTACTATCCATCTACGACCTTCATGCTCTCTAGTTATACAGTAGTTAGCTTTAAAAGTATAAAAACTATCATAACCCAATATGTAAGGATCTAAAAAAGTAAATTGTGCGTATAGATCTTCTACACCTTTTGTTACTGGTGTGCCTGTTAGTATTCTTTTATATTTAGCTAGTTTACCTAGCTTAGTTACAACTTTAGTTCTGTTGGCTCCAGGAGTTTTAATCCTAGAACTTTCATCAACCACTAATAATGTCTCATGGGATAATAATATTTTTTCTAAATAATCCTTAGATTTTTTAGATACAAAAGATTCAATATTAAAAGCAAAAACTTTTAAGATCTCTTTTTTAGCTATAAGTGCATTGAACTTTGTTTCATGGTTCTTATTCATACCGGAGTAATAATTTATACTATCATGTATACACCAATCAGGCATATGGTCTGGTAATTGTTTATCTAACCATTGGTTGTGTACACCATTAGGTGCTATAATGACTAGGCAGTTAATCCTACTTTTACTGTATAAGTATGCAGCAGTGTCTATGGCAACTTTTGTTTTACCTGTACCTTGTTCCATAAATAGACCAAAGTTCGCTTTATCCCTACTTAGATAGAATGCTTTTCTTTGATGCTCGTAAGGTTTAGTCTTGAACATAAAGTCATCCGTATCAGGAGTAGTAAAGCTACGAGTATCAGTAGCACTTTTAACCACATCACTATATTGTTCTAAAAATATTAAAGCATCATTATCCCATTCAGCTGTTGGCCATTTTGATTTAACATATTCAATGTTAGCACCTGTTGGGCTAAAGGCTACATGCCTACCAACCCACTTTCTAAATCCTGGTAAGTTGGTAAACAATTGCATATTCTCTGAAGTTAAAGGGAACTTAGCTAATAAAAATTTACCTTGAACATTTATTTGCAAATTTAATCTCCCTTAGTTTATCTAATACTTTTGACCAATAGTTGTAAGCCCAAGTATTTCTTTTTAGATAGGTGAGGTGTTTCCTCACCCTTTCTATTAGTTTATCTATTTGTCCCATTCTACATGCCCTTTCTTTATGTCCCAAGTTAAGTCTTTAGCCCTACCACCTTTTTTAATAAAGGCTTCATATTGAATACCATCAGGATTATCTAATATTATCTGCATAGAGTGCCAACCGAATGTATTAACTTTTCTAGGATTCTCTTTTACTTTAGGATATATCATAGTAAAGCTTTTTTCTAAAACTCTTTTAAATTGTCTCTTTGGTAATATCTCAATAACTTCCATAACTCTTTTACGTTTACACCAGAACTCATGAATAGGTTTACTACCAGTTTGGTCTATGACCCAACCACCCTTTACAACTTGTACATGACCAGTGGTTGTAATAATATAAGTTGAACTAAAATTACAACACCACTTAACATACTTTTGTAAAGTTATAGGATTATAAGCAAGAGTTAAATTTTTAGTATTTTTCTCTCTACCATATGTAGTTATGTCAGTGTATCTATCTAACACTCTATATTTAGCACCTAATAATCTTAACACTTTAGTTCTGTCTTGTTTAAAAGTAGAACCTTTCCACTTGTTAGATTTTTTACCAACTCTTTTATGTAACTCCCATGACTGTTTAAAAGATATACCCATTGCTATAGATACAGCAGTCACACCACAATTAGGACCAGTAACTTGGTCATCAGGATTTACAAAGCCTTCAGGTTTTTTATTAATAATGTTTTTCATAATTTATTCCTTTCTCAGTTTATATATATATTATCGTTTATTTGAGCAGATAAGTAAACAAAAATCGTCTCCCGCAAATGCCTATAAAACCAACCTTTTTAAAAAAAGTTTTAAGTTAATTTAAAAAGGTTAGTAAATTTTAAGTTATAAACTCATAACTTTTTCATAATTTTTATATTCATTTTTAAGGTATTTAATTAAATAATTACCTTTTTCAGTTAATTTAATTTTATAAGTAGCATCATAATATTTTTTTAAAATTATACCTTTTTTACATAAATCATTAATAATTTTATCACTATACTTACTACCCTCATTACAAATAAATATACTAACTAAAGTTATAAACTCATTTTTATTTATATTAAATTTATTATTATCATAAGTAAAATCAAACATAAATTACCTTTCAATAAAATAATTAATTAATAAAATATTTATAGCCTTACTATTACCCCATTGAAAAATAGGAGGTAAGCTACCTTTAAAATTAAAATACTTATCACAAATAAAACCATTATATTTACCGAAACTAATACCAGACTTAGGCTCACCTAATTTATCAATACCTAACCCAACCTTATTAGACTCACATTTAATAATATAGTTTTTTACTTTATCAGAAGTATTATCCCAAATATCAATAAGCCTATTAAGTACAGCACTTTTTTTAATAAACTTATCACAACCAAACTCAATTTCACTAACCTCAGTTAAGTCATTTTTTATACTTTTATTTATAAATATATTTTTCATAATTTATTCCTTTCTCAGTTTAAAATAAAATTTTAATTTATTTGAGCAAATAAGTAAACATTTAATTTAAGTTAATTTTCTCCACTTGTCTACATACACCTTTCTAAAGCCTTTTTTAACAAGACCTTTTACTAAATACCAATCACCTATTTTACCCTCTTCAACTATTTGTTTACCTATGCGAGTATATTTAAATCTATCTATGGTACTTATAATTGGACCAGTGTCATCTTCAAAAGTTAAGTTTAACCATAAATGATTTCTATCAACTCTACGTCCACCTCTTTTAGCTAGGTTGACTGTCTCGTTCATATCTCTTAAGTTCTTTTCTGTTAGCTTACCGAAGAATACAAATCTTCCTGGTCGGTCTGCATCCAGTTCAGCTATGTCAGTAATGTCTGAAACTATGCCATGCTTTTCAGGTTCTTTTTTAATATGGCCAAACCTTCTCTCGCATTCAAATATATCATCATACGGAGTAGTGCCTTCATTTAAAAGTTTTTCTTGTCTTGGGGTTAAAGTTATTTTTTCAATACGTCTATTGATAATATCTTCAGCAACTTTTAAGCCGACACCTTTTATATTTGTTAGACCGCCTATTAGTTTACCATCTTGTACAGACCAATTTAGTTGAGATAAAAATTTATCAAAAGGTCTATACTCAAAACCTTCCTTAACTAATTCTCTTAATAATTTTATCCCTTGAGTTTCATCTCTAACATTGCGCAAACATGCAGCAGCAAACTCAAGAGGAAACTTAGACTTAAGAACACAACACCAATAAGAAAGTAAACCATAACTAATAGCATGAGACCTATTAAAAGCCCAAGACCCCATAGTGTTGATATTATCCCATATCCTTTTTGCATCAGCTTCTTCAAGACCATTTTCCTTTGCTCCTATTTTAAACCTTTCCCAATATTGGTCAAAGAACTCTTGACCTAATGATTTGCTCATGGCTTTACGCAGTTGTGATATATCTTCCCAAGATAGCTTACCTACATGACGACCTATTTCCATAACTTGTTCTTGGTATACAACTATGCCATAAGTTATTTCAGTTATGTCTTTTACTATTGGGTGAAGATACTCTACTGGTTTTGCTCCTGTGTGCCTACTTATATATTGAGTAGTTCCTCCAGAAACTAATGGACCAGGACGACCCAAAGCAGTCAGAGCAGCAATCTCTTCAAACTTATAAACTTTCATTTGTCTAGTTAAAGACTGTAAAGCATAACCCTCAAACTGAAATATACCAGAATACTTTTCATCATTTAAAACTTTAAAAGCTAGTTTATCATCTAATGGGTAGTCTACTAATTTTTGTCGTTCCCATTTGACTTGGTCTAATACATCTTGGAGAACTGATAGAGTTCGTAAACCTAAAGCATCTATTTTAAGTAGGTTTAATTTTTCTGCATCATACTTGTCAACTTGTAAGGCTTGGGTTTGTTCATTGAAAGAACAATATTTATTAACAGCATTTTCAGTAACAACTATACCAGCAGCATGTACCCCATTGTGCCTAGCATGAAACTCCATTTGTGAAGCTATGCGCATTTGAGGATACTTTTTTAATATTTCTCTACCGATATCTAAATCATTAAATGTATCCATAATACAAAAAGCAGCACGAGCATCACCGCCACTCCTTTCAATAATAGCACCTTTTAAATCATTAACTTCCCATTGTGGTATATTTAATTCTTTAGCTACTTCAGTGATAGTGCTTTTAGCTTTGTATCTACTTATTGTACCTAGCTTAGCAACATTAGCATTACCATACTTTTCTCTTAGATAATCATATACCATATCTCTTCTATCGTCTTGAAAGTCTATATCAATATCTGGTAAGTCTGCTCTATTAAGATCTATAAATCTTTCAAATAATAAATTATGTACCAGTGGGTCAACATCAGTAATGCCTAACAAATAACAAACTAAAGACCCAGCACTACTACCTCTAGCTGGTCCAACTAGCATATGTTCCTTAGCATAGTTAACCATATCAGCTATAACAAAAAAGTAATCCTCATACTTTTTATTATCTATTAAACCTAATTCATAAACCAATCTATCATAGTATTTTTTGTCTTTTAGGTTGATGTTTAATTTAGTGGCACCTTCTTGGCAAAGTTGTAATAATGTCTTTTTACTGTTAAACTTAACCATATTGGCTTGTTTTAATGTCGCTACGCACACTTTAGCTATTGAATAGGTATTATCTATTGCCTCTTTTGGAGCCCAATTTACACAATCTTTATATTCCCACTCATTTAAAATATGCATAGGTTTTGTTCTATCTGTTCTGTTTCTACCTACTAAAACCTGATAAACTTTTCTATCGGATATGGT